TCAGCTTGGAAGACCTTTTCCAATGACGAAAAAGTCTTCGGCGCGATCTTCTTCCCGAAACAATCCGAGGCCGGCAGCATCAATATCGGTCCACAGATTGCGCCAGGCGCGGTCTACAAGGGTCGCTGGGGCCAGTTCGATCTGTGGTTGTACAACGACTGGTTTATCGACGACAACGGCGTCGAGCAGCCGATGTTGCCGGACGGCTACATGATCATGTCGGGTCAGCAACTGATGGGCACCCGTGCCTTTGGTTCGATCCTTGACCCAGCGTTCAACTACCAGGCGATGCCATACGCGCCGAAGACCTGGGTCGAAAATGATCCGGCGCAGCGCATTCTGCTCATGCAGAGCTCGCCCCTGGTCATCCCAAGTCGGGTTAACGCCTGCCTCGCCGCGAAAGTCTGCACTCCGACGAGCGGCAGCTGATGGCCCGCGCCTCTGAAACGGAGGTCTCTGTAACGGAGGCCGTCGTGGCCCATGGCCGAACCGTGATGGGCGTGGATGGCAAGCGTTACGGACCCGGCGAGACAGTCGAGGTGCCCGAGGGTGAGGTCGAGACCTTGACCGAGTTGGGGTTTCTCGTCGACGGCGATGCTGTCATGAAGAAGCAAAGTGGGCCGCATATCAGTGTGGCGGCCGGGCCAACCGTGAGGATCGCGTAATGATCGACTGGGATAGCCTGGTGCTCGGCCCGCTGGAAACCATTTTTGGTGAAGGCGAGCAGCCAGCCGGGAAGCCGATGTTCTATCCGCAGGTCGGTATCGGCTATGCCATCGATGGCGTTTTTGATTCCGCCTATCGGGAGGTCGAGATGATCGACCCGATGGTTGGGGTTACCTCTACTCAGCCGGTGCTGGGTGTTCGCCTTTCGATATTTCTTGCGCCTCCGGGCCAGGACGACGAGGTGTATATCCCCAGTGTTGGAAAACGGTATTTGGTGACAGAGGTCCGTCCAGACAGCCATGGCTGGGCCAAACTCATGCTGAGTGAAATGTGATGACCACCACCTCCCAGTTACGGCAAATCGCCGCCGAGGCTCTGAAAGGCAAAACCGCTGCCGGTGACAATGTGTTCGCGGCCCGGAATTGGCCCACCTGGAACGGCAGCTACCCCATCATCTGGTTGCACTCGCCCGAAGAGGACAAGGAGTCTTTGGGGCGCAATGGCGGGCCCCAGTTCAACGTCACGGCGACCATCCGGATATCGGCCAGGCTTCAACTGAAAGCGCTCCCAAGAAACGCAGCGGCAGGCGCGATGATATTGGCATTAGAGGATATGCAACGCCGGATTGAGATGGCGTTGATCAACTTTCCACCACTGATGAATCGACTGCAGCAGTTTCCGTTTATCCGCTCCCGCATGGATGAAGACGGCGAGGGGGAGCAGAACCTGGGTGAGCTGGTGATGGATGTCGGCATGGAGTTTTACCAGGGGCCTGAAGACTTCTATCCGCTTGAAGAGCCGACCCCGGTGCCTCCTTTCGATCCGGTCGTCGAGGCGGCGAAAGTGTCGCCGATCGTGCCGTTGGAAATGGTCGAAGTCACCGATGACCTGATTAACGTGTTCGATACATCGGGCACCTATCCGGACGCCCCGTTTCCTGATTCCGTCACGCCAACCCCACGAACTGAAGGCCCTGATGGCCGAGCAGAAGGCGGCCTCTCTTTTGAAGAATTGCAGGAGTAATTATGCGCATTTATCCCTCGCCGGGGCTGCTGGTGCGTGACCCGGTAAAACGTGACTTCCTACCAGAAGCGGGCCGCGAAGTTCCTGATGGCGACATCTACTGGTCGCGGCAGCTGAACTGCAGCGATGTAACTCTCACCCCTCCAGCCCCGGAAGCTTCGGTACCGGCCAAGGTGGAAAAGACCAAAGCCATTGAAGGGAGTGACAGTCAATGACCGTCCCATTCAGCAATAGCCCGGCGAACCTGCGGGTTCCGTTGTTTTATGCCGAAGTCGATAACTCCCAGGCCAACAGCGGAGCCCAGACCCAGCGCACCCTGATCATCGGTCAGGTCACCGCGTCGGGTAACGGCGTGGTGAACGTACCGGTTTTGGGGCAGGGTGTCAGTGATGCTAAGGCTAAGGGCGGCCTTGGCTCGATGCTCGCACTGATGACCGACGCTTATGTGCGTGCCGATGACTTCGGCGAAGTCTGGTTTCTGCCGCTGGCGGATGCTGCTGGCGGTGTTGCTGCGGCTGGCACGGTTCTGATTGCCGGTACGCCGACCGCTACGGGCGTGATCTCGCTGTACATTGCCGGTCAGCTGCTGAGTCTGACGGTCACCACCGGTGAAATCGCTGCCGATATCGCCACTGCGTTGGCGGCGTTGGTGAACAGTTCAAGCAATCTTCCGGTGACTGCCGCGGCCACTACGGCGACGGTGACCCTCACTGCCAAAAACAAAGGCCTGACCGGCAACGAGATTGATCTGCGTCTGAATTACCAAGGTTCGTCGAGCGGCGAGGCAACTCCGGCCGGCTTGACGCTGACGCTGACACAGATGGCTTCAGGCGCTACCAATCCGACACTGGACACGGCGCTGGCAAACCTGGGCGACGAACCCTTCGATTTTATTGTTTGCCCCTACACCGATACGGCTTCGTTGAATGCATTGAAGAACCTGCTCAACGACAAAACCGGCCGGTGGAGTTACGCGAATCAGATCTACGGGCACGTGTTCGCTGCGCTGCGCGGCACGGTTTCAACCTTGTCCACGGCTGGTAATGCCCGCAACAACCAGCATGAAACCATTATGGGGTTTAACGACTCCCCATCGCCGGCCTGGATCTGGGCCGCCGATGTGGCGGGTACTGCTGCTGTGGCGCTTCGTGCTGACCCGGGCCGTCCACTGCAAACACTGGCCTTGAGCACGGTGCTGGCACCGCCCTCGGCCTCTCAGTTCATTTTGGGCGAACGTAACACGCTGTTGTGGGATGGTATCTCTACGTTCGTGGTCGGCAGTGACGGTACCGTGTCGATCAATAACCTGATCACCACTTACCAGGAGAATGCATTCGGCGCCGCCGATGACAGCTATTTGCAGGTCGAAACCCTGTTTCTGCTGATGTTCGTATTGAGGGCACAGCAATCGCTGGTCACCTCGAAATACTCGCGGGTGAAGCTGGCGGCCAACGGCACACGCTTTGCGCCAGGCTCTGCCATCGTCACTCCGAACACCATCAGGGCTGATCTAATTGCTCAATATGGTGAGCTGGAGTTCAACGGTTATGTGCAGGATGCCGCGGGCTTTGCCAAAGGTTTGATCGTCGAGAAAAACAGCGTCAACCCAAACCGAGTCGACGTGTTATGGCCAGGCACCCTGATCAATCAACTGCGCATTTTCGCGCTGCTCGCTCAATTCCGCCTGTAACCCAGGCCTTCCGTCTACGACCGCCTTTGAGCGGTTTTTTTTCGCCTGGAGAAAAACATGGGTGATACCACCAACCGCCTCGCCGGGACCTGCTACCTGACCGTCGACGGCGTGAGCTACATGCTTGCCGGTGACTTTTCCTACAAGGTCTCCGGGGTTTCCCGCGAAACCCTGAAGGGGCAGGACGGCGTCCACGGTTACAGCGAAACGCCACAGCCCGGTTACATCGCCGCAACACTGCGGGACTCGGCGAACCTGAGTCTTGGCGACATCAACGGCATGAGCAATGCCACCGTTGTTGCCGAACTGGCCAACGGCAAAACCATCATCGGCCGAAACATGTGGGCCCTCGATCAACAAGAAGCCAAATCTTCCGACGCCACTATTGAAGTGAAGTGGGAAAGCCCTTCCGTAACGGAGAATTGATCCATGTTTGAAGAAGAAATCACCATCACCCTGATCAAGCCTGTTGTCATCGGCAAAGGCGATGCCGCCATTACCTATGAAGAACTGAAACTGCGTGAACCAACCGCGGGCGAAATCGAAAAAGCCACCCGTGCTGATACCTCGGTTGGCGCAGCTATCACCTTGATCAGTTTGATCGCCGTAATACCGCGTAATGCGGTTGAAAAACTCTGCAAGCGTGACCTGGTGGCGGCGAACAACTTCCTCGAGGGTTTTACCGACGCTGGCCCGTCGGAGGTGGAGGCTGGCCAGAGCTGATTGCTGAACTGACCAAGTATTACGGCTGGGGCCCGCGCGAGGCGTGGTCGTTGAATCTGAAGGAATTGGACTGGTGGAATGACCAAGCCAAACGCATGGCGGGGTAACGACAGTGGCTAATACCTTCACTATCACGATCGACGCAGTGGACAAAGCCACCGCCACGGTGCGCAAGGTCAACGATGCTATCAATCGGTTGACTCGGCCATTCGGGGAGGTTGGTAAGTCCTTCAAGGGCCTCGGGCGTGAACTGGGTTTTGAAAAGATTGGCAAGAACCTGGGCAATATCGGTCAGCAAGCCGGCGCGGCGGCTCGCGGCATAGGGGCTATCGTCGCGCCTATGGCCGCCATCACCGGTATTGGTTCGGTCGCCGGGATCGCTGCATTGGCCAGTAACTGGGCCAATCTTGGTCGGTCCATTGACAACAGTGCGCACAGCATTGGTACGTCCACCGGGCAGCTGCAGTCATTCCGTGGTGCGGCAAAGATGGTTGGCGTTGATGCAGCAGACACCACATCCAGTCTCGATAACCTGGCGACCACCATGCAGGACGCTCAGTGGGGGCGAAATCAGGGCGCCCTGATGATGTTCAACAAGTTGGGCATCGGTCTGAAAAAATCCAAGGACGGGGCCTGGGATGTGGTGGGCCAGTACAAGGCGGTGGCCACCGCCATTGCCAAGGAAGCCGATCCGCAAAAGCAAAAACTCATTGCTCGGGCTTTTGGCATGGAAGGGATGTTGCCCTTCCTACGGGAAGGCGCTGTCGGCATCGAACGTTACGAAGCCATGGTCAAGCGACTGGGTTATGTAATGGGCGATGACGCCGTAAAGCGTGGCAAGGAGTTCTCGCAATCGCTGGCCGGCCTTGGCATCGCCGTTGATGGCGCCAAAAACTCCATCGGTGACAAGCTGATCCCCGTGATGAAACCTCTGATCGATCAGTTCACCAACTGGCTGGCGGTCAATCGGGAGTTGATTGCCACCAATGTCGGCGATTGGGCAAAAGGGTTTGCCACTTGGATCGGTAAAGTCGACTGGAAAAAAGTCGGTGAAGGGATCGTCAATTTCGGAAAGGGCATTGGCAAAGTCGTCGACTGGTTGGGCGGCTGGGAAAATGCCGCCATCGCGGTTGTGGCAGTGATGAATGCAGGCCTGATTGGCAGCGTTGTTTCGCTTGGCTTAACCCTTGGCCGAGCAGGGATCGGCATCCTCTCGTTCATCGGCCTGCTTGGTCGCTGGAAAGGCGCGGCGACTGCGGCGGGTGTAGCGCAGAATTCGTTGGTGGCGGGTCAGGGTGTCAGTTGGCTGGCGTCTGGTGGTGCTGTTGCTTTGTCTACAGCTGCCGCTGGCGTTGGCTCCATGTTGTATTCGTCATCCCTTAATGACGGGGAAGACGAGATAACAAAAAGAATCCGGGGCTCTCAAGGCTTGCCGGAGACCGAGCAAAAGACTCCGAAGCTTGATTCGCTCGCCGGCGCCTGGAACAAGGTGCAAGGCACGGACAAGGACGTGGCCAACTTAGCCCAGGACTACTTCGAGGCCCAGGGGTGGAGCAAGCATGCTGCGGCCGGCATCGTCGGGAACGGCATCGCTGAAAGCAATCTGGATCCCCGTGCCCGGGGTGATTGGGGGCGTGCACGTGGGATCTTCCAGTGGCATCGGGATCGGCAAGACAACTTCGAGAAATGGTCCGGCTTCAGCCTGACGGATCCTCGTGCCGACACCATGAAACAGCTGGAATTTGCCAACTACGAACTGACTCAAGGGACAGAGTCGAGCGCCGGGGCAAAACTTCGTTCGGCCAAAACCGCAGAAGAGGCAGGCGCCATTGCCTCGCGCAGCTGGTTGCGTCCCGGAACCACGGAGGAAGCAAAAGCCCGGGAAGCGGATGCCCGTGCCGCACTCGCCCGCGTCCTCGAAGGGCCGGTGTCCAGCGCTTCGTCACCAGCGGCGGTCGATCAACCTACTGCGCCGCAAGGGCCTTATACCCAAGGCGCCGCCCAGCCAGGTGGCGGCGGGACGGTCAAGGTTGAAATCGAACACAAGAATGCCCCCGAGGGGCTGAAAACCACCGTCAAATCCGAGGGCAATACGCAAGCATCGAGCCGGATTGCTTATTCTGGCGTGGGAGGCATCGCATGAGTTTACTTTCCGATATCGTCGATATTGCGGTTGAGTCCAACAAGACCTGGACCGAGATCCTGCACAAGGCATCCTTTCGAGGGGTGCCGTTCGCGGTTTATGGTGGTGATGCACGCTATGGCCGGCGCCTGGCAGTGCATGAGTATCCAGGCCGGGACAAACCCTACATCGAGGACATGGGTCGCTCGACTCGTCGGATTCGGATGAGTGGTTTTCTCGTTACTGACAGCTTCATTTACGGTGGCGGCAGCGCCATTGCTCAGCGCGATGCGCTGGTGGCAGCGGCTGAGAAGCCAGGCCCCGGCGAATTGATCCACCCAACGCTGGGGGCTTTGACTGTCAGTGTCCCGGCCGAGGGGCTGAGCGTTGTCGAACGCTGGGACATGGGCCGTTACTTTGAAATCAGTTTCACGTTCATCGAATCGGGCGACCGACTTTTCCCAAGTGTCACCAGCTCTGCCGGAACACTGCTGGATAAACTCGCTGCAGCCCTGGGATTGTCTGCGGCGCTGGACTTTGCGCGCAAGGTGATCGGTGGTGTTACTGCCGTGATCAATGCGGTCGAGGGCGTTATTAAGTTTGGCAAGGCCATCGTCGGCATGGTCGTCGGGGTGATTGCAGACTTCAAAGTCTTGGTCGGCCGTATCACGCGGGACGTTCGCAACATCACCAGTCTTGCTGGGTTGCTGACCGGTGACTTCGGCCGCTATGCCAACGGCAACGTCAGCAGCGCGCTGATCAAGAGCAAGAAGGCGAAAAACTCCAGCGCAACGATGGCTGACTTGCTGGCCAAGAACACCGAAAACCGTGCAGCGGTCGACACCGCCATGGATAACCTGGTGGATGCCGCGGCGAATCTGGATGCGAGCAGTGGCGATACCTTTACCGGCGCCGTTCAATCGCTGATGGATGCCTTGGTTGCAGGCATTGCCGATCCCGGAAATGCGATCGCTCTGCTCGGGCCACTGGCTACATTCACGCCGCCAGACTTCGCTGGTGATGGGGTGATCGGATCAGCAAGGGGCGTGGCTCAAGATGCCACCTCAGCGTTGTTGCGCCGCGCCGCCCTGTCGGCGATCGGTAAGGTGGTGGCGACCTATGTCCCGGCCTCCTATGACGAAGCGATCAGCACCATGGGTGTTGTGACCGGTTTTATCGATGCCGAGATCTTGGTGGCTGGCGACGCCGGTGATGATGAAAGCTATAGCGCTCTGCTTGCGCTACGACAGTCCATGGTCAGCGTTCTGACTACCACTGGTGCAACGCTTCCAAACCTCGAAACGTTTTCATTTCGTACGGCACTACCGGCGCTGGTGATTGCCAATCGCCTTTATCAGGATCCGTCGCGATCTGAAGAACTGATCCAACAAGCCGACCCTATCCATCCGGCATTCATGCCAACCACTCTCAAGGCCTTGGCCCGGTAAGGAACTTCTGTGGAACCAGACGAGCTTTATCTGATCAGCGGTGATCAGATTGTCACCGGCTGGACGGATATCCGCGTTACGCGGGGTATTGAGCGGCTGCCGGGTGATTTCAGCGTGGGGATGACCGAGCGTTTTCCGGGGGAGTTTGATCGCCTTTCCCTTGATCCGGGTGCGGCGTGTCAGGTCCTGCTCGGCGATGACCCCGTCAT